ATAGAATTAGATGTGAGTATAATACAAGTCAAGTAGCTACTATTGTTGAAGTAATACCTGTGAATGAAACTCCTAGTAGAACTTGCCTTAAGATATTTCCTCCTGTTATTCCTGATGGTGCTATTTTAGATCATTTTACTATTTACCGTATAGTTAATGATGGTTCAAATATTATATTAAATGTACCTACACCTGTTAGAGGAAATAGTTTTTCTGGTGTAATTCAACCTGAATTTGTATCTAAAGAACTAGTAGACAAATATGATAAAATTATCATAGATTTAACTGAGAGAGAGATAATACAATAATATTTATATTAAAATATGTCATTTAAAAGATTAGATTCTGAGGATTTTACATTTGGAGCTGCTTTAACTTCTGCTCCTGTTTGGTCAAACTTTTCATCATCATTATTATCTTTTAATAAATCACCTATTCAACAAGTTTCTGATAGTGGACAATATTACATAGATGTTTATAATAATGACCCAGCTTCATCCCCTAATGCTAAGATACAATTTGCTATAACTTATGGTGATGTTGATGGATCTGGATCTTTATGGTATAATCCACTTAACCCTGGGTCATCACCTACAAGAACAGTATATGGACAGTTTGTAAATTTGTTATTAGGTGAAGATGAAGGTGCTTCTTTTAATTTTGGTTTAAATGGTCCTCAATCATTTTTTGCTTTAACAATAAATAGAACTCATTATAAACAAGCCCTTCTACCAGGTAGCCTTCAAATTAGAGGTTTAGCCCCAGGTGGAGCATATATAACAGATAATAGCCGTGTGACTTCTGTAGTAGACTACACACCCGCTGGAAGAAGATTCACTCTAGGTTCTGGTAGTTTTGGTGATGGAGTAATGCCTGCTGGATCAGTTAATGGCGTACATGGTTACCTATACCCAGATATAGGAATTATAATCTTAAACCCATTAGCATTTGATCCAACTATATTAAATGATCCTATAAATCCAGTATGGCTTAGAGATAGCAACATCAATAGTAACAACCCAGATCGATTAAGACAGAAATTAACTCAATTTTCTCTTCAAAATGAAGAAACAATAACTTCAAATTACATCTTTTGCAGAGCTCGTAATGCTGAATTTGGATATTCAACTAATCCATCTTTTACTTTTTCTTTTTTTTCATCTTCACTTAATGACTTTATTCAAACTCCATCTACATATATTACTTCAGTTGGGTTATATAATAACAATAATGAGCTTTTAGCAGTAGCTAAATTATCAAAACCACTTAAAAAAGATTTCACTAGTGAAGCTTTAATACGTGTTAAATTAGACTTTTAAATCTATAATATTTATAATAAAATAATCTATATAAAATGGGATATCTTAATAATTCAATAGTTACAGTAGACGCTATCTTAACAAGAAAAGGTAGAGAGTTATTAGCAAGAAATGATGGTTCTTTTAGAATCACACAATTTGCTTTAGCTGATGATGAAATCGACTACACAATGTGGGACCCTGATAATCCACTTGGGTCAGCTTATTATGGTCAAGCCATTGACAATATGCCTTTATTGGAAGCATTTCCTGATGAAACACAAGCAATGAAATATTTGCTCACTACTCTCCCTAGAGGTACATCAAAACTACCTATTATAGACGTTGGTTATCAAGTTATATCTTTATATCAAGGTGCTTCAATTGCTATTACACCTCAAACACTCAACTACTTAGGTGGTACTCAAACCTTTGAATCATCAGGATATGTAGCTACTATTGGAGATGTACGTTTAATGAGTAACTTTAATGGTGTAGGTATTAACACAGCTCAAGCTACATCTTTAAACTCAACAGCAACTCTTGGAGCATCTGTTTCTAAAACAGTAGTTGGTACTACTATTAATATGACAGCTACAACAGTGAATGTTCTATTCCCTACAGGTGTTGATCAATTAACTACTTCATTAATAATTGTTGGTAGAGACAGTGGAGCTAGAGTAGTAATTCCTGTTCAATTAAACAAAAATACAAATTGTTAATACAAATAAAGTATGTCATTTAAAAGATTAGACCCCGAAGATTTTTTAGTCAGTGCTGACTCTATTATTTCCCCAGCTTGGTCAGATTATGAGACTTTTTTAGTCTACCCTAACCTCTATAAATCCTTAACTCAACAAAATTCTGATAGTGGACAATATTATCTAAATGTTTATAGTACTGACCCAACCGTTAATCCTAATGCTGAAATACAATTTGCTACAACTTATGGTGATGCTTCAGGTTTAGGGCAAGCATTATACAATTCTAGTGTTTCTGGGTCATCACCTACAAGAACAGTATATGGACAGTTTGTAAATTTGTTATTAGGTGAAGATGAAGGTGCTTCTTTTAATTTTGGAGGACCATCAGCTAATAATGAGTATTTTTGGGCTATAGTAGTTGATAGAGCTCGTTATAAACAATCTATTGTACCTGGTAATTTTCAAATTCAACTTAGAGGTACTGATTGGTTAGACATTTTTATAACAGATAATAGCCGTATAACTCCTACAGTAGACTATACTCCTGCAGGAAGAAGATATACTCTAGGATCAGGTAGTTTTGGTGATGGAGTAATGCCTGCTGGATCAACTGAAGGAGTATATGGTTATTTATATCCTGATGTAGGTATTATAGTTTTAAATTGTGCCGCTGTAGCTACTACTGACCCAGCATTCCAACCTATTTTTAGATCTTTTGATGCCAATGAAAACGCTCCTGATAAATTAAGAGAAAGAATATATGGTATTTTCCTTCAAAGCCAAGAAACAGTAGCATCTGATTTTGTATTCTGTAGAGCCCGAAACGCTGAGTTTAACTACTCAGTAAACCCAAGTTTCTCAGTTTCAGCTAGTGCTGGATCTATTCTATATAACGATTTTATACAAAACCCAGTTACATATATCACATCAGTAGGAATGTATAATGATAATAATGAGTTACTAGCTGTAGCTAAATTATCAAAACCACTTAAAAAGGATTTTACTAAAGAAGCTTTAATACGTGTTAAATTAGATTTTTAAAATGAATGGGTGCTTTCAAATCATTAACATCACAAGATATAATTGTATCTCCATTAACAGTGTATGGAAATGCTGCTAATTCAGCAACCATTACTTTTTTAAAAGGAAAAAACACTACTTATGGTTCTATTGATGATGAAACAAACCCATTCCCTTGGCCTTCAGCTTCATTAGTATATAATTCAATAAAACAATTATACTACAGTAATACTTTACCTAATGATTCTCAACCTTATATTGTAGTTGATAATCAAGGAAATATTATTGAAGGTAGCCAAACAGCTAATGTTAATAGTAGGTATGATAATTATCTACAAAATGGTCTTTACCCAGTTAAAAACTTCCCAACTGGAGCAAATGATATAATATCTGTTGGTATTATACCTCAATCCTTGTTTGGTGATTGTGTTAAACCAGGTAGCGTTAGTTTTTTTTCATCTGCTGATTATTTTGATGATGGTCAAGGAAATCTGAAAGATGATGGTGGTATTTATGTTGGTAATATAATCTATACTCATGGTATAATAATTATAACAAACCAATCATTAGCAAATGATACAGGAAATATCCAAGTATTTTTTCGCCCTACAACCACTATTTATGAAACCCAATATAAATGTACTGTTAGACCTGATGAATTTAATTACTCACAAAACCCAACATTACTATCAGGATCACAACTCACTAATCCTATAATAGCAAGTGGATCAAGTATTAACACTAGTGGTGATGTAGTTGATTTTGTAACAGGTTCTGCTTTTGCGCCATATGTAACATCAGTGGGACTTTACAACACAAATAATGAGTTATTAGCTGTAGCAAAATTAAGTCAACCTATACCTACAAGTAGGACAGTTGATATGAATATAGTTATTAATATGGATAAATAATATGTCATTAACAAGAATAGACCCAGCAGATTTTGTTTTTAATAATGATGCTATTTCAACATCATGTTGGAGAGATGAAAATGGTAATCCTGTAGGAGACACAGAAACAACTCCTACTTTTACCCCCCAACCATTTCCTGATGGAAACATTATTAATTATTATATAGGAAATCCCGCTAATCTTCAATTTAGTAATGTTATTATTAATAAAACATCTAATAGTAGTCTTGTAGCTAGAAAAGCTTATGGACAGTTTAGTAATATAATTCTTGGAGATAAAAACGCTAATTTTAAATGGGGCGGAGCATCTAAAACTTTCCTTAGAGTCATATCAATATCTAAAAATAGTCTTAGATCATCTTTACTTCCAGGCAGCTTAAGAATTGGTAACTTAACTGATAATAGTAATATGAGTCCTCCTGAGATACTAAACTGTGGTAGAGCATATAAAATAATAGAAGGAGACATATTACCTGGAGGAGGATTTAGTTTTGGTAGAGGAACCAACTCTACTGAATATGGACTTTTCCTCCCAGATGTAGGTTTAATTTTATTAGAAGCTTTTAATTTTGATCTTTTTCCTTTTATCCTTAGTAATCTAAACCCAACTCCAACCAACCATGTCTTTATAAGAGCTCGAAATACTGAATATAACTACTCTACAAACCCAAGTTTTATTTCAGGAAATTCAGGCTATATAATTAATCAAGATTGGTTTAGTAATCCTCAAACGTATATTACAACTGTTGGTTTATATAATGACAATAATGAGTTAATGGCAACAGCTAAACTCCCTAGACCATATAATAAAAACTTCAATAACGAGCTATTAATACAAGTAGGTTTAAATTTTTAAAATATGAATAATTGGTTTTGGTATGAAAGCATGGAAATCAAAGAATTTAAAACAATAGAAGATTTCCCACAAGAGTGTTTTGGTTTTATTTACAAAATAACTAACACTATTACAGGTAAGTTTTACATTGGTAAAAAAAGTCTTTATCATAATGTGAAGAAAAAACTTACTAAAAAAGAACTAGCTGAACAATCAGGTCCTGGTAGAAAAGCAACTACTAAAAAAATTCAAAAAGAATCTGATTGGGCAACATATTGGGGTTCTAATAAAGAAATACTAGCTGAAATAAAAGCAAGCAACACCTTACCCTTCACTAGAGAAATTATTAGAATGGTAAGAACTAAAAAAGAACTAACTTACTGGGAAACTGCTTATCAATGTAAATACAATGTTTTATTTACAAACAGCTATAATGATAATGTGTTAGGAAAGTTTTTCAAAAAAGACTTCGCTCCTAATGCTCTTCTTCATACCTTATAAAGTATGGTAAACCAGTTATTAGTAACCCTAGTGGATTCTGTTTTAGGTAAAGGTAAAAATACCTCTAAAAACAATCGGGCATATACTTGCCCGTTCTGTAAACATCATAAGCCTAAACTTGAAGTAAACATGGACACTAATGCTAAAGGTGACAATCCTTGGCATTGTTGGGTATGCAATACTAAAGGTAGAAAATTATCACGTTTATTTAAACATTTAGAAACCACACCTGATAAGCTTCAAGCCCTACATTCTTTAGTAGGCACCTCCAAATCAGAACATACAGAAGTTAATTTAGAGCAGGTTAAACTACCTGAAGAATTTATTCCGCTAATTGATGTGACTTCAAATAATATTGTTGGTAGACGCGCTTTAGCTTACCTAAAACGCCGCGGTATTACCAAATATGATATCCTAAAATACAATATTGGTTATTGTGAACATGGGCCTTATTCTAATATGGTTGTTATACCCTCATATGATGAAAAAGGTAACTTAAATTATTTTACCTCTAGAGGATTTGAAGAATTTTCTAGGTCCAAATATAAGAACCCAAACGTATCAAGAAATATTGTTCCATTTGAATTTTTTATAAATTGGAATGTGCCTATCATTCTATGTGAAGGCCCATTTGACATGATGGCCATTAAACGCAATGTAATACCACTATTAGGCAAAAATATCCAGGATAAATTAAAGAAAAAACTCGTTACTTCACAAGTACAAAAAATATATATAGCATTAGATAAAGATGCTATTAAACAGGCTCTTTCATTTTGTGAGGATTTATTAAATGAAGGAAAAGAGGTTTACTTAGTAGAGTTAAAAGATAAAGACCCAAGTGAAATGGGTTTTGAAAACTTTACTAA